GATGACACTCTTCGCATCTTGGTTACTGGAGTTGCATCCGAAACATGGAGGTGGGTAGCTTCCGTGGACGCAGTTGAAGTTGCTTACGGAACTTAATATTATGCTAAAAACATACGGACTCATATTCTCAAATGGTGATAAATATCTTTCCAGCGTTGTGCTGGATGATGAAGGCAATCCCCGCATCGACACGATTCGCCCATATCCTGTGCCTGAAGATTGGGTTGATCCCACGCTCGTCCCGCTCATTAAAGCCGATCCTCCGGGGCCGGAGAGCGAATGGGAGAGCTATCTTGAGTGGTTCGATGATCGCGTGGAAGTTAAGTGGAAGCAGAAATGAACACGCCTGACAGCAACTTTGTATCACACGGAACAGGATTCGCAGGCACTGTGTTCAGCGTAATTGCAGTTGCCGTTTCCATGCTTCCAGAACTTGACATTTGGTTTAGAATTTTAGCATCTTTTAGCGCAATCATTGCAGCTTGGGTATCCATCTATGTGATGATTTCCAAGCTCCGCAAAGACAAATGAAATACATAACAATATTGTTTGCATTTTCGCTGACTTCATGCGTCAATGTGCCAATACCTCCAGTTGGACAAAATCAAGGAAAACTTGGTTCTGTTCAATTAAAGCTGGCAGTATCATACATCCCATACATCAATCCAGATAAACCAACACAACAAAAAGAAAAAATTGATCCAAGTGTCCAGTATGCTTTGGAACATTTTTCAAAAACACTAAAAGACAAATAATATGAAAATTGTAAATGTTATCCTTGATAAATTGAGCGAAAATAGCACTTGGAGGGGTTTGATCCTAGTAGGAACGGCCCTCGGTTTGAAGCTTGATCCCTCCATGCAAGAAGGAATTCTTGCAGCAGGATTGAGCCTTGTTGGATTGATTAACATCATCCGCAAAGATAAAAAATAAATGATCGAAAAACTCGTCGCCATTGCTTCTTCAGAAGTTGGCGTTAGAGAGATTGGTGGCAATAATCGCGGGGACAGAATCCGCGAGTATCAGGCCGCAACAGAGCTTAGGCCGGGTGCTTGGCCTTGGTGCGCGGCGTATGTCGATTGGTGCATCAAGGAATGGTTAGAGCAACCTCAGGTTGTTAAATGGCTCAATCTAAAACATCGAACACCTGAAGAGTGGCGACCAAAAACTGCATTGGCTTACGGGTTGACTGCATGGGCAAGGCAACGCCCAAATACAACCAACATCTATACAGAACGAGACAAGGCCCAGATGGGTGACATTGTTACTTTTGATTTCTCTCATGTTGGATTTGTTATTGAGGATGATGGAAGGAATATTGTAACCATTGAAGGTAATACTAACGGCAGGGGAGATCGTGATTCAGAGTCAGGCGATGGTGTGTGGCGAAAGATTAGAAGAAAAACGCTTGTAAAAGATTTGATTCGGATTAATCCAAGTCGCGCCACCCAATAAATAAATGCCAAATATCACGCATAAGTGGAAGCGACTTATTGCTGTAAGTTGCAGCCACGCGAAATTCTGCGACAAGGATGCGCTCAATGCAGTCTTGAAGTTTCAGTCAGAATTTAAACCACACACAACAATTCACATTGGAGATTTTGTTGACCTTACTGCACTCATGGCAAATGCCAAAGGATCAAGTGAGGCAGAGCCATTGATTCCAGACATTGATACTGGACTCATGCACCTAAAGATGCTCAAGGCAAATGTAGTTCTTTGTGGAAACCATGAAGATCGCGCTTGGAGATTGCGCGAACACAACAACGCAATAGTTGCCCATGCAGCACACAAGATCGTTGAGGCAATCGAAGATTGTTGCAAGAAGCTTCGCGCACCACTTATCCCATGGGATGGTGTATTCCAAATGTATGACATTGCTGACATAGGATTTCAGCATGGAGTTCTTTTCAATGAGATGGCTGCGCGTGACACAGCAGAAGCTTTCTGCAACAGCACAAGGCGCAAGGTTGTGTTCGGCCATTCGCATAAGGTATCAATGCAGCCGGGGCGCAATCTCATCGGTGGCATGGGATACAACATTGGAACCCTTACAAAACGATCTGCGATGGAGTATGCCAAATGTCGCAGAGCAACGCTTGCGTGGACTCAAGGGTTCTTGTGGGGAGAGTATTGCGAAGAACTCAATCAATCGTGCATCCATATCACCAGCAGAGAGCAAGGGCAACCATGGAGGCTTCCATGACACCTAATGATTTTCTAAAGATCATCCAAGAAGAAACCCATCCATTAGATCAAATTCCTGCTGGGTGGTATTGTGTTTCTGACCTGAAGAAAATGTGGAATGTTTCAGATTCTTCTGCTCAGAAAAAAATTAAGATTGGAATAAAACTTGGATATGTGACATGTAAGAAGTTCTTGATTAAAAACAATGGGATTAGAAGAGTCCCGCATTACAAATTCCATGAAAAAGAAAATAATCAAAAAAACAATCAACGGAAAGTCATGGAAAATCCAATACGGCTACGCAGGAAAGACTGATGGTGTTGATAACGATGGAATCTGCGATTACGACAAGCGCACGATATTTATCAGCCAAAAATCAACAAGGAACTTGCTCAATGTCCTTTCGCACGAATTGCTGCATGCGAGATTTAAAGACTTGGAAGAAGATGCTGTAGAAGAGATGGGAACGCTTATTGAAGAAACATTTGAAGAAATGCAAAAGATTTCTTGATATTCTTTGACATCGCAACAAAAAACCAGTAATTGAATAAAAATCATGTCATGCAATTGCAATAGTTCTACCTACTCAAGTTCCTGCTGCCCAGAGGTTCCTTATCCTTCTATTTCTTCAGAGTCAGTGCCTTCTCTGATAGACAACCTTGTTTATGCTCTTTACGGGACTATTGAGAAATCTGTTTCTTCTGGTCGAGTGATCTGGAACATTCCTTGTGATCCTTCAGCGACCCCAGCAGAGGTTACTGGAATTCCTCGTCAAGCGGGAGAGGGACTTTTGTGCTACATTATTCGTGTTCTGAATGAAGACATCGTTGTGATTCCAAATGTTGTTGATACAGTTTCAGCGCAAACGCTAACTGGTCAAAAAACTTTTACACAAAGCATTATTGCAAGTGGGGGGGTTACTGGAAGTCTGACTGGAGCAGCATCATTGAATGTTCTTAAAGCTGGTGATACAATGACTGGCCCTCTTGTCGTTCCTGCTGGAGCGTCTGGTTCACAAGTCCCAAGGGCAAATGAGGTTGTTTTGCTGACTGGAGCGCAAGCCATTGCAGGCTCAAAAACTTTCTCAAGCCCTATCATTGGTTCGCTCAATGGAAATGCTGATACTGCAACTGCGGCGACAAGCGCGACCCTTGCAAGTCAAGCCACAACGCTTCAGAACGCAAGGACTATTGCAATTTCTGGAGCAGTAACTGGAACAGCAACATCATTTAATGGTTCTGCCAATATTTCTATTCCAGCAACAATTTCTTCTGGGGCAACAATTACATCTCCTGTTTTTGCTGGAACTGCAACTGGTGCAATTACATCAAAAGTTGTTCAAGGTGTTACAGATGGAAGCTCTGCTGCCGCTGGATATGTTGGTCAACTTTTGTCTGCCAACACAGCATTAACAAATATTGCATCAAACACAGTTGCAAATGGTGCAACGATTACATTAACGCCGGGCGATTGGGAGGTTTATGGAAATGCAACATTTAATTTTTCTGGTGTAAGTTGTGCTGCAGGAGATTTCCTTGGAGCAGCCATAAGCCTTACAGCATCTGTTCTTCCAGATGGTCAAAGGCAAATTGTTTTAATTCCTGCTCTAACAACAATAACTCAATCTCCAGCTTATTCTTTTGTTATTCCTCGTGTCAGATTCAATGTTACTGTGAATACAGCTGTATATTTGGTTGTTCAAGCACCCACAACAACTGCTGGAACAATGCAATATTCATCAATTATTTCAGCAAACAGAATCCGTTAATTTATGTCATACGAAAAATCAAAAATCAACCTGCCGTCTGGATTTATTAATTTGGGTGAGCCTATCAAGGCAATGGAAATTGATCTTTCTGAGGCGAAGCCTACATCAGACTATCATTATCCTTCCCTTTACTTTGACAATGCAGAGGGTCTTGAAAAACTCCCCAAAGAAGGAACTGCCACGATTTACTTCAAAAAGACCATGGAGCGCAAAGAAACTGTGACTCGCAATGGCAAGACTGAAAAGCGTCACATGGTTGAACTTTGCATCTGTGGAATCAAGCCAGAAGGAAGTTCTGAGTCAGAGACAATGGAAGAGGAAGAGGATGATGAGGACGCAATTGAAATGGGACTGAAGGCCGCTGAAGAAGGCGGCATGGAAGAAAACGAAGAAGAAACTGAAGAAGAAGACGAGGATTAAATTTATGGCAGACAAAACTATGCCTCCCACAGAGGCTCCCACACCAACACCAGAAGCGATGCCGGGGGAAATGGCCGCACCAACCCCTGACACGACTACTGGAGGTCAAGTAATGGTTGAAATGCCATCTGATGCATTTGATTCTATTTACACCCTCGTAACTCAGCTTGCCTCTGGACTAGAGGCATTGAAAGCTGATGTTGATGCTCAAAAGGGAGCAAGCTCTGCTACATCGACTCCAGAAGCATCTTCTGAAGAACCCTCTGCTGGTTTAGATGAAGAATTTCTAAAAAGCATTGCAGAGCAAGGTTCGATGCGATAATGTCGCGCCATGTTTGTATCGCAGATTTACGATGAATGCGCTGAGATTTTAGGGACGACTGACCAGAACAAAGTCTTTCGCAAAATTCAGCAGGCTGTTCAGACACTTTTAGAGTCTGGTCATTGGACTCATGCCACTGCTGAAGTCGATGTCTGCACAGGTTGGGATGGTTGCAGCCTTGCTTTACCTCGTGGAGTTGATGTCCCTCTTGCTGTAAATATTGACGGGAGTCCAACTTACTTTAGGAATCGTCTATTCCAATATCATGTCAACAAGGGTGGCATGTTTAATTCTGTCGAGTGGTCTTGGGATGATCGTGGATATGTAGCAACACTCATGGACATCATCCAGCCATCACAGCTTGTTGCAGTTGCAGAAAGCAATAATGATGTTGGCAAAAAGATTCGTGTTCTTGGTTTGGATCAAAACAATCGAACGATTCGCTCTCAAACGCAAAATGGCGCTGGGGTTGATGGAATTTTTGTTCCTATACATTCACAGCAGGATTTTACCTATGGAACGATTGTTCCAGACGATGCCACTATTGCGACACGAGATGTTACGATCACACCGATTAACACATTCACTACAGCATCTCAGCATGGACTAACATCTGGTATTGGGATGTCTGCTCGTGTGATTAGTGGAACGATTCCTATTCCTCTCAATGATGGTCAAGTGTATTATGTTGGAGTTATTGATGCATACGCACTTCAGTTGTTTCCAGACTCCCTTAACGCACAATCCCTGCAATATCCAATTTCCCTGTCAAGCATCGTGGGATTTGGTCAGATGGAGCTAAGAAACAATAGGAATGCAAGCGTTGTGTCATCCATGGAGTTTTCATCTGCTCCAGCTTACTTGATTGACTCCCCGAATGAGGTTGTATTTCCAAATGCACCCCTGCCAGCGCCACTTGAGGCAGACAAAACATACTATGCACAGCCGATTGATTCGACCCACATAAATATATTTGGATCACTTTCTGACGCACAAAATAATACGAATCCCATTTATACCACAGGGTCGATGTCCCCTATTGATATTGATATTCGGAAAGAAATCGTCCCAGAGACAAAACTTGTATTTTCAGTTAGGCATTACTTTAATGATGGGGATCAAGTTCAAGCGTTTACATCTGGAGGAACGCTTCCACAGCCGCTGATTGAGAACCAGAACTACTTTGTAAATGTTATCGATGACTTTTCTGTGTCATTGCACGAAAATCAAGCTGACGCAGTTGCCTCATCCACTACCAATTTTGTAAACCCAATCAAAATTACAACAGCAGGATCAGGAACAAGCTCTCTTGTAAAGCTGATTCAGTCGACATCAATCACTGGGGAGTCGAATCAAATTACTTGCCAAGGATTGTCTATTGCGGCCCCATCTGGTTCTGGCGCATCATTTTCTGCAGTTGTTGTTGGTTCTGTTACAGACATAACTGTAACAGCTGCAGGAACTGGATACACATCTGCTCCAAACATTACATTTTCTGCTCCCCCTCCTGTTCCTGTTGGAAGTTTGATTACTCCAAGGACTGCGACTGGATATGCTGTTAGGAATGCTATTAACAACACTATTTCTGGCATTGTTATCACAGACCCCGGACTAGGATACATCAAGTCATCTCCCCCCACAATCACCATTGATCCACCCCCAGTAAGTCCCACTATTTCTGTTTCCACATTGACTGCTGGTGGAACAACCACTGCAACCTGCACAACAGGAACAGCCCACAACTTTACAAGTGGAAATTCTGTAAGGATTGCTGGGGCAACTCCAGCAACATACAATGGTGACTTTGCTGTTACTGTTACTGGCCCAACAACATTTACTTATACTCTGCCGTCTGCTGTTACACCTGCAGCTACTGGAACTATTACTTGTAGATTGACTCCGGGAACACAGGCCGTTGCGACATCTGGAGTCACCACTTCTTTCTTATCGCATCTCACACTTGTATCTGGTGGATCTGGATACACAGAAGACCCACAAGTTGAAATCCAAGGAGGCAATGGCTCTGGTGCAATAGTAAAAGCCAACATTGGCGCTGGGGCTGTTACAAGTATAAGTGTTATTGCGACTGGTTCTGGTTATACTGACATTCCAAGCGTTATAATCACACCTTCTACTGGTGTGTTTGTTAACTTCTCGTCAACAGGATCGTTGCCTGCTCCATTGCAATCTGGAATCACATACAGAGCAGAGTCTCCAGACCCAATTGCCAAGACATTTACTGTAAAGAATACAGACTTCAGCAAAATAAATATAACCTCTGGTTCTACTGGAACATTTTATGTTGTTCTTTCAAGGTCTTTTGGAGTTGATTTTACAAACAACTGGCTTGGAGACTTTACAAGCTTAACTACTGGACAACAGATTTATTTTGGAACGAGCTACATTCTTCCAACAACGACTCCATCTATTGATAATGGTGTAACTCCATTTTACTTGAATGTTGCTTCAAATACGCTTGCTACAGCATACGCTGATGTTGGTCTTACAACCATTGTAAATGTTGACTCATTTGGCACTGGTAAAACATATTATGGGATTAGGGATAGCGTTACTCCATCTGTCGATGACAATCTAATAAAACCAATCAACTTGGCATATTTGAGTGAAGATCAACCTGTGAGATTTTCTTCTTCTGGAGTGTTGCCATCCCCACTTATTTCAGGATTTGATTATACAATAAAAATTATTGGAGATTCTGTTCGTGTATACAATGGGGCTGCGCCAGTTGTTTTGCAAGACACAGGCACAGGACAATTAAGTTTGGACATTGTTAGGCAAATCACCATCCAGCCATCAACTAGCATTGCAGCCAGTTCATCGCTTTACGAGACTGGAACACAACTTGTAGCGAGGGCAAATACTGGAGATGTTCTTCCTGTTGGTCTTGTTGCCAATACAAACTATTATGTTCGCAGGGTTAATAACAATTCATTTGAGCTTTACGATACGCTTGCAAACGCGAAGAATTTGACATCTACAACTGGTCGCAGAAGCTATACAACGAGTGGCAACTCTGTTACATCCACATTTTTTGTTGATGCGATCTACGACCCTATTTTCGTCAAAAGCATTTCCCATGTTGAGAAGCCAATCACAGATGGATATGTGAGCCTTTATGCATGGGATTATGGTCGCAGCAACGACATGAC